TTATGCTTGCTTTTGGGCAGGTTTAAACTCCTTAATCAATGCGTCAATACTGATTATTTTATTTGATTTGCGTTTCGGTAGTGATTCGACATAGTGTGTATAAATGTCAAGCGTAGTTGACGGCTTAGCGTGTCCGAGTTGTTTTTGCACATAGTGTAGTTCGTGTCCCGTGTAGAGCAGATTTGTAGCGCAGGTATGACGGAGCGAATGAGCCGTAAATCTATCAATCACAAACGGTACACCTTTAGGGTCATACTTACTTTTAGGCTGTCTTTCATAGTCCGAAAAATCGCCGTACTTAATATTAAGGTCTGCCATATAGCTGTTCCATAATCGCCGCCACGCTGTATCATTCATCAGAGTACCTTTTGTGGAAGTCACAACAAAATCATCGGGTTTATGCTCAGGTTGCTTTTTCAGAAAGTCAATAAGAATTTTCGGAACATCTGTAACAGTACGCACTCCCGAAATAGTTTTTGCTCCTTGCTCAATATGCGCCTTACCTTTGGTCACAAGTTTCTGATGAACATCTATTGTTCGTTCGGTTAGGTTTATATCTCGCCATTGCAAGCCGAGGCATTCGCCAAGTCGCAAGCCTGCAAACATCATTATCATAGCAGGCAACTGCGCACGGTGTTCTGTTGATACCACCCACAATTGCTCCTGTGCTGTCAATGCTCGCCGTTCTGAGATTTTTGCGTCACGGGGTATCTCTATGTATTGTGCAGGTGAAAATTCGATTACACGGTTTTCTATGGCATAATTGAATACCTGCCTTACTGCACCACGCCAATCACGCAAAGTCTTTTTTGCGGTCGGCTTGCCTGTGTGTGAATTGCAAGCGTATTCGTCAAGAATTATCTGCTGAAAGTCGGATTTGACAAGTTTGTTAATCGGTCGGTCATTCAGGGCAGAGAAGTGGCTCAGATAGATTGAATAGGTTTTGTACTGCCCCTCGGAAAGTATGGATTTTTTGTAGGCAAGCCACAGGCTAACGAGTTTGCCCCATTTCATTCCTGCGTTTAGCACATCCATACCTTTGCCGATTTGTAACTTGATAAGCTGTGCCTTTTCTTCAACCTCTTTGACAGAGTAACCGTTGACGGTTTTGTATTTGCGTTTGCCGTTCTCGTCTTTGCCAAGATATACAGATTTTTGATAGCGTCCGTCTGCACGCTTTTTAAGTTTTGTTTTTGCCATAATATACACTCCTTTTTATTAAAAAAGGGTGCAAAAATCCCTTGTGCTTTAAATTACTTGAAAAACACAAGGGAATGTGATACAATTATCTTGCGTTTTAATCGTATCATCTGCACCCTGTGTAGGTGATTCCGCTCTGTTCGAGGACCAGTCGAGCAGGGCGGATTTTTTATTGCTTATGTACGGAGGGTAGTGGAAGGTTTGGGGCTATTTTAAAGAACCCTTTCTATATATATAATATTAGTTTATTTTTCTTATACGAAAGGTTAGAAAAACCCGTAAACCCTCCACCATCCTCCAACTCAACATTACTGCAAAACGTAAACTCGAGTAAACATTTTCGCTTTATCACCCAAAAATGGGAAATTGATTTCCTATTTTAGGGCGGATTTTTTATTATCAAATGCCAAGTATTTGTTTCTTTTTTAAAGTGAATTCTTCTTCAGTCAGTATTCCTGATTTATACAATTCGTTGAGTTCCTTTAAAAGTTGAATACTATCTTTTTCATTTGATGTTTGAGCGGAATTCTCATTTTTATTTTGGCTCACAAAGCGTCTTACTTCACCAATAGCATTATAAAAATCATCAGCCGCTTTTCTTGAAAATTTAATCTCAATATCATTATGTTTTCCCATAACAGAAATTGTTGCTTGCTGTAATAAAGGTTTTTCAATATTTACCTGCTTAATTTCTTCTATGGGGATTTCTTCCTGCTGAGTGTCGCCTAACATTGACATATATGAAAATGACATATATGAAAATAAACGCTTCGTTGTTAATACAAGAATCCCTGTTCCTGATTTTAATACACCTGACAATGCACGGACGATTTCTTCATCCGGAAACAATATGGATTCTGCTTTGTCTATAGCTTTATTGTTAAATAAATTTACTGTATTACTTGCGTCAACAGCGCTTGCAATTGATTTAAAAGTTTTGCCATTGAATTTACCCATAATTCTACTCCTTATCTAAATTGCATTAGCCTCAAGTTCGTTATAAACAACAGGCTCATAATCATAAAAGTGTTCTGATTTAATATGTTTCAATTCGTGTTTTGTTGCTTTTTGCTGAACAGCATGACTTAATAAAATATTTATGTAAACATTGAAATTACCGTCTGAATCCACAACAGTAACACCTTTTACAGTCAGCGGCAGTTCGATTCCTCTAATATAAATATCGTCCAATAATCATTCATCCTTTTGCAATGCCTCAATGATACGAACAGCTTTTTCAACATCTTCTTTTGTAGCACCTTTTGCAAGGCTGAACAGCATACGCATTTCACTTCTGTTTTTGAGTTCTTCAAGGTATTCCTGAAGTTCTACATCATCAGTAAGTTTTGATGTTGCGTGTTCTTCCGTCAGATCCGATTTAAGTATTCCGAAATAATCTGCAAGCATTTGCATTTTATCTACTCGTGGATACTTCTTTGCATTTGCCCAGTCTGAAACTGTTGAGGCTGTGATTTTTAAGTCTGAAACAATATCAGCCTGAGTTTTATTATTTATGGCAAGATAATAATTGAAATTTTTAGCGAATATCTTTTTGTTCATTTCACTGTTATCTGTCATATTGAACACCTACCTTTTATTTATCTAAATCATACACTAAAAGCGTAAAAAAATCAAGATATTTTTAAAAATATTTCGTTTTTAGCTTGACATTACGCTTTTAGCGTGATATTATTAGAGCTGTAAGGAGGTGACGAAATGCTCAACACCAAAGTTAATTATCCTAAAATCACACTTGCGGCGGCAAGAGTAAATGCAGGATATTCGCAGAAAGAAGCCGCTTCAAGACTTAAAATCAATGAAAGAACTCTTCAAAACTACGAAAGTGGTGCTAATGTTCCTGACTGGGATATGGTTCATAAAATCGGTGAACTTTACGATTTCCCGATTGATTTTATTTTTTTTGGCTCCGAATTACGCTTAAAGCGTGATAAAACTAATAACTAAACCAACACCCACACAATCAATAATACCACAATCACAGTCCCATTAAACGGACTTAGCTGAAAAGAGGTGAAGAAATGAAAAATAAAATGATAGGCAACTATTCAAATGAAGGAGTGCTTAATATATCGGCTACAAATTTGCAGGAGTTTGAAAGCCTTATAAAAAAGGCAAAAAAACAAGCTGACGAATTGCAGGATACAATCAATCAGCTTGAATTCTTCAATTTTAGTTTTAAGTTCTCAACAGATAAGGATAATTAGTTACCTTCTATCATTCTTTCTGCATTGACAGCGGATATATCAGAATCTATGAAAGAAACAATAGCGTTTATAAATTCGACTAAGTTATCAATATTATAATCTTTGAATTTTCGTTCGTAATGTGTTTCATCATTACCAAGCCAAGCAGAGGCTACTGCTAATTTTTTGATTCTGTTGTTATCAATGTAATCATTGATACATCTTGATAATGGTGCTTTAACGATATTATCTTTATTGTTCGGCTGTAACATTATTGCGTAATCCTTTACTAAGAACTCTAAGGCTTTTCTGTAAGCCATACCTGAAATATCTTTTAATTCGTACTGTTCGGAAGCATAAGCCTGATTGTAAATGTTACAAAAATCAGGGGATAAGTCTTTTATGTGTTTAGGAAACTCTCGTTCTTCAACATTATAAACCGGCTCAAAACTTTCAAATTCAGTTTTATCGTAATAAGGACCTATATAGTAATTCCCTAAAAATGTCTTTTCACAATTGTGACAGAAGAAATGAACGAAAAGATTTGGAGAAGTATGTTCATCGTCAATATAGTAGGAGCTTAAATACGAGGGGTCGCCAGATTTGTGACACATAGGACAGACTGACGGATATTCGATTTCAAGATTTTTCTCACTAAGGTTATCGTTCAATGATTCGCAGTTATAAATTGTCTTTTTGATAAGCAAAGACCCCTTTCATTATATAGTGTAATGAATTGCCGTTCATCACTACATATAGTATATCATAGAAAGTTGGTGAAATCAATGCACATCAATGAATTTGCTGAAATCTTGCTCAAAAGCAGAAAACAGAAAGGTTTTTCGCAAAGTGAGCTTGCTAAGAAATCGGGCTTTACTAAAAGAGCTATTCAGTATTGGGAAAAAGGCAAAAAGAGCATTTCTCTTGAAAATGCCGACAGGCTCTTAACAGCTTTAGGTGTAGAAATCAAGATAGGTAAAACAGAAAGTAGGTGAGAAAATGGCAAAACTTAAACTTATTGACACAAAGGACAAGTTCCTTCTTGAAATTGACGGAACAGAAATTCCGTATGTTACAAGCTATCAGATAACACGAACGGTCAGCGAGGTTGTACTGCTCAAGCTGGCACTCAGCGTAGCTGATGTTGAATCAGTCGAAATCGTTTCAGACAAAATTACCAACGAAAATTAAGGAGGTGTACATATGCCGAGAGAAAGACCTATCATCAATTGGGATGAAGTGCCGGTGATAATTGATGTGCCGTATGTGGCACGGTTGCTTGCACTTAATGTTGATTACACAACACGGCTTGCACAAAGGGGCGTTCTTCCTGCCCACAAAATCGGAAAGCTTTGGCGATTTGATAAGGAAGAAATCAGACAATACATAAAGGAGCATTAAAAATGGCATTTAAAGATTTAGAAACAAAAAGGTCGCTTAGAAAAAAGTACCGTGACAGCAAAGACCAGCTTAAATACACGCAAAAAAGTCTTGCAAGCACCGAGCAGGAGCGTGACATTGCGAACAGCCGTCTTGAAAAAACAAAAGCAAAGCTTAACAAGGTGACAGCCTTATATGTTGCCGAAAGAGCGAAAAACGCAGAACTTGCCCGCAAGCTCAAAGCCCTTGAAACGCCTGAATCCGAAGCATTCGGTTTTGAATGTGTGGGGGTAAAGAAATGAGCAATAAAAAAAGTGCCTGTGACACTGTGAATGCCACAAGCACAAAGAACAATAAACCTAATTCAATTATATTCTCTGCAACAGAAAAAATCAAGTTGTGCAACGAAAAAAATCTTAAAGACCATAAATCTAAAGCAATTCTTGAGCCGGTAAAGAAAATGCTCTGCGAATTTTCGGAACAGAACGAGGAATTTGCAAGAGCCGTTACGGCTGCAGAAAACCTTGAAAACCTGATTGACGAAGTGGGAAAGAAACTTCCCGCTGCAGTTTCCGACCTTGATGTGTATCAGCAGATTGTCGGTAAGATTTTCCCCGGAGCAAAGGTTACTTTCACAATGCAGATACATATGTCTGAATACGAGCTTGAAGGATCTAATGTCGCAGAGCAGAAAACAGATCCTGTTACTCTTGACCTCGGCAATCTTATAGATTGGTAGGTGTCGGTATGATTAAAAATCCCAAATATCTGCTCGAGAATATTCCTGATATTACAAGTGAAAACGAAGAGCAAGTAGTGCCGTATTTCCCACAATATGCCTTTTATGAAAATAAAGGCAAAAGAACCTGCGACTATTTCTGCACAAGCTGTCAAAGCTGGCACATCGGCGAACAGCTCCGACTTTGTCATAATCAGGAATTTGTCTGCGGTCATTGCAAGGAAAGCGTAAAAGCAAAAGCCCTGCACTACGGCAGAAAAAAACTTGAAAGAAGTCGCAAGTTTGGTTTTTGCTTTGCTGTTGACGGCAGGCTGTACATCAGATTTGTAACGGCATATCAGGGATTTTCGGAAGATATTTACAACGAAAATCCTGTCGAAATGATGCCCCGATATACTTTTTCGGATGAATATCTTTATGTATATGAACAACACGCAATGCAAAGATTTGCATATAGCTGGTACGATAAATCATTTCATCCGCTGAAGACAGACGGAATTATTCCTTCTGCTTCACAGGGGTTAGCGTGGTATTGGGGTCCGACCGTACTTTTAAATCTCGATGTAATAACCGATACGGATCTCAGATATTCGTGTGCGGATGAGCTTTCAAACAGATATACAGTTCAAGGGATTCTCAAATGGCTGAACATATATGTAAGGCACAATAATGCTGAATACCTGATTAAAGGCGGTTTTGAGCATATTGCAGAGCTTTTGATTGACGGCAAACTTTCACTCAATAAAATTCATTGGAAAGAAACCAATCTGCTTAAAATGCTCGGATGTCGTAAGGAGGATATGCACTTTTTCGCAGATTATGATTCAAGTGCAATTGAACGTTACCGCAGTGTGATAAAGGAAGAACCAACCATTCATATGGCAAGCGAGTTTATAAGCAAGCTGTCAAAGCTCGGTACTTATGCTGTAGATGAACTTCACAAAAATAACCTTACATACAGACAGATTCTGAAGTATGGCAAAAACAATCGGAGAGTAATGCTGTGGAAGGATTATCTTGATAATTGCAAAAAACTTCCCGAGGGTATCGAAGAAATAATGCCGGCTCATCTTGAAGAGGCCCACGACAGAACGCTTGAAAAGGTTGCTTTCTATGCAAACAAAGAAGAAACGGAGCAGATTGCAAAAATGGCAAAGACACTTTCTCCGTTGCTGATGAGCACAGACAGCCTTATAATGCTTGCCCCAAAAAGCGGTGAAGAAATAATAGCAGAGGGTAGAATATTACAGCATTGCGTCGGCGGATATGTAAGACGGCACGCAAGAGGTGACACGATAATACTTTTCATTCGTCATAAAGATAAACCGAAAATCCCGTTTTTTACGATTGAAGTAAATCCCGAAACATTGGAAATAATGCAGTGCCACGGTTACAAAAATGAGCGTGACAGCGGATTTAAAAAGCCGGATGAAATCAAGAAATTTGAAAAGCAATACGCTGAATTTTTGGAGGATATAAAAAATGTCAGAAATAACAGTAAGCGAACAGCATAAGCAGGCAATTGAACTGCATCAGAAGATAATTGTCAGCGCTAACCTTGCACAGCAGAACATATGGGATATGTGCAACGGGCTTAAAACAATGCGTGACAACAAGCTGTATAAGGAGCTTGGATATCAGAACTTTGAGGACTACTGCGAGAATGAAGTAGGCATGAAACGCAGTAACGCATATAACTATATTTCTATTGTAGAAAAAATAAATCCTGAAAATGTCCAAACGTTTGGACAAATTAGCAAAAGTAAGTTGATGTTGCTCGCCACCATAAGCGAACCCGAACAGGCTGAAATTGCCGAAAAACTTGACCTTGAAAACACAACGGTCAAGCAGTTAAAGGCAGAGATTGACAGGCTGAAGGACGAAAAGCAGGAGGCAACCGACAAGAGCATTGACTATTGCCGACAGCTCAATAACGCTAAGAAAGACGCCGACTATTACAAACAGCAGGCGGACACTTCAAAAGAAAGCTATCGCAATATTGAAAATCAGCTTGCAGAGGAAAAGAACAAAAATTTTAAGCTGACAAATAAAGTTCAGGAGCTTGAAAACCGTCCTATCGAAGTTGCCGTTGCAGAGCCGAGCGACAATGAACGCAGACTCAATGAAACGATTAAGGCTTTGGAAAGGGAGAACATTAAGCATTATGACGAACTCGAAGAAGAGTATCGCAATAACGAAAAAATTGTCAGAAAACAGCTTGAGGACGAAAAACAGGAGGCTCTTCGCAAACAGAAAGAGGAGTATGAAGAAAGGCTGAAAAATGTTCAGACTGCCGACGGTCCATCAGATGACAAGGATGTCTTTAAGGCATATTTTTCAATTGCATATGACAGCTTTGTCCGTATGCTCGATTTCGCCAAGCAGTCACAGGACAAGGAATTTTTCAAAGGCAAGGTTGAACATTTAATAGAGGCACTTGCCACACAAAATATAAATCTTTAAGGGAGAGCAACAATGAAACTTTATGAGCTTACCGAGATGTACTCGGATTTATTTAATCAGTTTGACGCTATCAACGAATGGGAACCCGATACGAATGCAGACGGAATGCCGATTGATGATGACGGCAATATCATTGCCAATGTGGACGCATACCGCAACAAGATGTTGACAGCGTGGTTCGATACTCTTACGGGCATTGAGGGCGAATTTGACGAGAAAGCTGAGAGCATTGCAATCTACTACAAACAGCTTCTTGCCGAGGTTAAAATGCTTAAATCCGAAAAGGCGGCAATTGCAAAAAGACAGTCACAAAAAGAAAAACAGGCGGAGAGTCTTAAAACCTATCTGTTTAAGTCAATGCAGGCACTCGGCAGACAGAAGATTGATATGCCGAGAGCGGTTATGTCGCTTAAAAAGAACGCTCCGAGCCTTGTTGTTGATGATGAAATTTCATTTGTTGAGTGGGCAGAGGAACACAATTTTGACGACCTCTTAAAGTACAGTATGCCCGAAGTGAAAAAGAATGATGTCAAGGCTCTCTGCAAGAAGGGCGAAGAAATCCCCTTCGTACATATGGAAGCCAAGCAGTCATTAAGTATTAAGTGAGGTGTTATTTATGGGATTACCTATATTGGTTTTAGGATATTCAGGCAGCGGAAAATCTGCCTCTTTAAGAAATTTCAAAGCAAATGAACTTGCTCTTGTGAATGTAAACGGAAAATCACTTCCGTTCAGGACCAAATTCACTTCTTCAATCAATTCCGACAACTACATTGATATTGAGGACTTTATCAAAAAGCAGAAATGCAAGTCGATTGCAGTTGATGACGCACAGTATCTCATGGCTAACGAGTATATGAGAAGAGCCAAGGAAACAGGCTTTCAGAAGTTTACCGATATCGGTAAAAATTTTTGGGAGCTTGTAAAAGAGGTCGAAACTCTCCCGAATGACACGATTGTTTATTTTCTCAGCCATATTGAAACCGACGAAAATGGCAGACAGAAAGCTAAAACAATCGGCAAGTTGCTTGACGAAAAAATCTCGGTCGAGGGAATGTTTACCACGGTTTTAAAAACTGTTGTCGTTGACGGCAAGTATCTTTTTGCAACACAAACGGACGGTAACGATACCTGTAAAAGTCCGATAGGCTTGTTTGATTCAATGTACATATCAAATGACCTTAAAATTGTTGATGAAGCATTGAGAACATACTATTCAATGCAACCCGAACAGTATTGTGATGAGTGCAAAGCACCGATACTTTCGGACGGTAAACGCACCGTTAAACAGATCATTGACGGCACAACAAAAAATTACGGCAGACAGCTCTGTATGCAGTGTGTTGCAAGGCTGATAAAGCAGAAGAAACAGGAAAAGCAGAGAGAGGGTGCAGACAATGCAACTCCGACCGTATCAGAATGACCTTGTTGAACAGGTAAGACAGGCTTGGCGAGAGGGTTACAAAGCTCCTTGCATAGTTCTCGGTTGCGGCGGCGGAAAATCCTGCATTGTCGCAGAAATTGCAAGACGAACAACTTGGAACGGGAAACGGGTGCTGTTCCTTGTTCATAGGAGAGAGCTTGTTGACCAAATATTCAGAACCTTTGTTCGCTGGGGTGTGCTTATGGATTTGTGCCAAATCGGTATGGTACAGACCTTTACACGAAGATTGAAAAAACTGCCAAAACCCGCACTTATCATCACAGACGAAAATCATCACAGCCTTGCACAAAGCTACAAACGCATTTACGAACATTTTTCGGATGTTCCGAGGGTTGGCGTCACCGCAACACCTGTCCGATTAAACGGTGACGGTTTGGGCGATGTCAACGACAAGCTCATAATCGGGGTGAGTACAAAATGGCTCATTGAACATAACTGCCTTGCCCCGTATGATTACTATGCTCCGAGTGTTGCCGACCTTACAGGACTGCACACAAAAATGGGCGAGTATGTCACCGCCGACATTGAAAAGGCAATGATAAAAAACACGGTATTCGGTGATGTTATCAAATATTACAAACAGCTTGCAGACGGTAAAAAAGCCGTCTGTTACTGTTCCTCGGTAAAGCACAGTCTTGCAACGGCGAAGGCTTTTTGTGACGCAGGTATATCCGCAAGGCATATTGACGGAGCAACCCCAAAAGCACAGCGAGAACAGATTATAAACGAGTTTCGCAGCGGAAAAATCACGATTCTTTGCAATGTGGATTTGATTTCAGAGGGCTTTGATGTGCCCGACTGCGAATGTACAATTCTGCTCCGTCCTACTCACAGCCTTACGCTTTACATTCAGCAGTCAATGCGATGTATGCGCTATAAGCAAAACAAAAGGGCGGTAATCATTGACCATGTGGGCAACTATGCAAGGCACGGAATGCCTGATGACGACCGAGAATGGACGCTTGAAAAACGCAAAAAGCTGAGTGTTAAAAAAATCGAAAAGGAACAGGAGGAAAAGGTCAGACAATGTCCCGAATGTTTCTTTACATTTTCAGCACCGCCGGCAGGGCAGAAAGCCGTGTGTCCGCATTGCGGTTATGTATTCCCGACAGCCGAAAGAACCGTTGAAACCGATACCGCCGCAAAGCTCATTAAGGTTGAGGGATTCAAGCTTGATTTCAGCACACCCGATGATTGCCACAGCTATGCGGACTTGCTTGCATACGCAAAAAGCCACGGCTACAAAACAGGCTGGGCATATTTTCAGGCACGAAAGAGAGGTATGATAGCTTGACAGAAGAACACGCAATTCAGAACAAAATCCGTATTGCAATTGCACCGTACTGCGATATTTTCCGTATAAATGTAGGTGCAGGCTTTACAAAGGACGGCAGATATTTCAACACGGGAGTTCCGCCCGGATTTTCGGATTTGTTCGGTGTCAGAAAATCAGACGGAAGAGCAGTCTTTATCGAGGTTAAAACTCCCAAGGGCAGACCTACCGAAAAACAACAGAAATTTATACAGATGATGAAACTCAACGGCGCTGTTGCAGGAGTGTGCAGAAGTGCCGATGAGGCGATAGAGTTAATTACAAAGGAGTAAAATTATGGGATTTAAAGCAAATTGGAGTGAGGCGGCACAGTCTAACTCACTCAAACCCGAGGGCGATTATGAGTGTCTTATAGCAAAGGCAGAGGAGCGTGACTACACAAATTCAAAAGGCGAGGAAAAAACCTGCCTGAACATTTCGTTCATTATCCGAAACGATGTTGAGCAGGGGTACAAAAACGGACATATATTCCACACTTTGTGGAAACGCAGAGAACCTACCGAGAACGACAAGCAGGTCAAGGGCTACGGTTTTAATCAGGTTATGGCTCTCGGCAAAGCGGCAGGACTTCCCGACGGCAAGGATTACGACAGCCTTGAACAGTTCCTTGAAGAACTCATTAAAAAGCCTGTTCGTGTAACGATTAAGCACGGCGAATGGAACGGCGAAAAAAGAGAAGAAGTCAGCTGGCTCAATCCGACTAAGTTTCCGACAGTAAAGCATACTTTTAAGCAGTCGCAGAGTTCAACGGCTCAGACCTATGCACAGCCACAGCAGAGTTATGCCCCTGCTCAGCCTGCAAATCAGGGCTTTGTTGATATGCCGATTGACGATGATTTGCCGTTCTGATTTTAAAAAAATTCTTCGGGAATTGCATAAAACAGTGCAATTTTCACCGTGTTTTTCCTTATATATGGAGGTGAAAAAATGGGCTTTACAAATTTAAACCCAAATAAAAATAAATATTTTGCAGTTCCCGAGGAATTGAAAGGTTACAAAAACTGGGTGTGCTGGCAGTCATATCCAGATCCGAAATCGCACAGCGGAATTTCAAAGAAACCGATAAATCCAAGAACGGGTGGCTTTGCAATGCCGAATAACTCGGACACTTGGTCGGACTTTGAAACGGCAGTCAGAGAATCCGCCAAATATTCGGGCATAGGCTTTATGTTCTCAAATTCACCGTTTTTCGGTGTTGACCTTGACGATATGCCGAATGACATTCAGGACTACCAAAACGGCGGAGCTGACAACATAATCAGCGAGTTTGTGAACACTCTGCAGAGCTACACCGAATTTTCGCAGAGTAAGACAGGTGTTCATATAATCTGCAAGGGAACTCTTCCCGAGGGCAGAAGAAAGGCGAAGAATGATTCGGGCGGTTTTGAAATGTACGAAAACGGCAGATTCTTTGTTGTGACAGGTGATTACTGCTCTGCGTATGCGTACATAAACGATTGCACCGAAAGCATAAAGCCGCTGCATTCAAAGTATCTCGGCAAGGCAACAGAGCCACAGCCTAAGCTCCGTAACATTGAGGTTAATCTCAATACGGTTGACGATATTGTAAAAGCCGCCTGCAATGCCAAAAACGGCAATCTTTTCAGAGCCTTATACAGCGGTGATTTTTCGGCTTATGCGTCACAGAGCGAGGCTGATATGGCATTCTGCAATATGCTTGCGTTCTGGTGCGGTTGCGATACCGACAAAATGGATTCGATTTTCAGACAATCAGGCTTGATGCGTGATAAGTGGGACAGAAAACAGTCGGGTACAACCTACGGCATTATAACCTTGCAAAAGGCTGTGTCGGGCTGTACGCAGACCTATAACCCAAAACTGCATAACGATTATTCAATTTCAATCGGTGAGGGCAAGGCTGTTCAAGCGGTTGACGAAGAAAAAATGCGTGCCTACACCTTTGACGATATGGGTAATGCCGACAGGTTCGTTGATTTATTCGGCGATAATGTAAGGTATTGTTACACCGAGAAAAAGTGGTATTACTACAATTCTATGAAGTGGTGTGTTGACAATATCGGGGTAGTTTTGCGAATGGCGGACAAAAGCGTTGAGGCTATGAAAGCCGAAGCAAGGCTGTATTTGCAAGCTGATGAAGAGAACGGCGGAGATATGTCAAAAGCATTTGAAAAGCATATGAAAGCAAGCCGTTCCAACAAATCAAAAAAAGCAATGCTCAACGAGGTTGAACACCATATCCCCGTACTTCCGGCACAAATGGATAAATACCGTATGGCATTAAACACCCCAAGCGGAATAATCAACCTTAAAAACGGCGAAGTGAGGGCACATAACCCCGAGTACTATTTTACAAAGATTACTTCGGTTGACTGTTCTCAAACGGCAGAGTGTCCCCGTTGGCTTGCATTTCTTGACGATATTTTTGCAGGCGATAAGGAGCTTATTCGCTACATTCAAAAGGCGGTTGGTTACAGCTTGACAGGCTCAACAGCCGAGCAATGCGCATTCTTCCTTTACGGCACGGGACGAAACGGCAAGAGTACATTCATTGATGTTATCCGTGATGTATTCGGCGATTATGCCGCAAACATTCAGCCTGAAACAATTATGGTAAGAAACTCGCAGAGCAGTGCCATAAACAGCGACATTGCACGGTTAAAGGGCGCAAGACTTGTCACCTCGGTTGAGCCGAACGAGGGCGTGCGAATTAACGAGGGACTTCTCAAACAGCTTACGGGTGACGATACCGTAACGGCAAGAAAGCTGTACAGCGAGGAATTTGAGTTTAAGCCCGAGTTTAAACTGTGGATGGCGACAAACCATAAACCGATTATCAGAGGTACCGACACGGGCATATGGCGAAGAATACATATGATACCGTTCAATGTTCAGATTCCCGAGGATAAGGTTGACAAGAACCTTACGCATAAGCTCAAAGCCGAAATGACCGCAATTTTCAAATGGTGTATCGACGGCTGTATTCTGTGGCAGAAGGAGGGCTTGAAAATGCCGTCTGCCGTTCTTCAGAGCGTGAGAGAGTACAAGCGTGAAATGGATGTTATTTCCGCATTTATCGAGGACAGATGTGTGTTAGAGGGTTCGGTTCAGGCAAGCACGCTCTATGCCGCCTATACAAGCTGGGCAGGGGATAACAACGAATATTGTATGTCAAATACCAAATTCAGCACCGAACTTGCCAAACGATTTGAAAAGGTAAGAGGCAAAAACTATAACTTTTTCAACGGTATTTCACTTTCTAAAGATTGTTGAGGTGGAGGGTGGTGGAGGGTTTGACGGTTTTTCTAACCTTTCGTATAAGAAAAATAAACTAATATTATATATAGAAAGGGTTCTTTAAAATAGCCCCAAACCCTCCACTACCCTCCGCAGGAGGTAATATGAAAAAATATGATTTTAACAATCCACAGGTGTTTGAACAGCTTGAAGATAAAGCAATTGACGGTCAGCTTGATTACTCAGCCTTTCCGCCGCCCGAATATAAATACTTTTCAAGTCTTGCAAAGGTCGGCTACAACAACCGTCATAAAGGCTGGGACATAAACATCTGCCTTGAATGGCAGGACAAGCTCAGAACGGAGTATAAGCGTGACAGAAACGACGCAGACGAATACCGTATGCTCTCACAAAGAATTATGGATAATGTAAAGAAAAGCGCCGACTTCGTCCGTAAGATGTATCAGTCCCAAACCAACGAGCAAACCGTAATCAATGCCCTCCAAGCCTTAGAATGCCTAACCAACGAAAACGGCTTAACCAAAAGAATAACCGAAAAATTAAAGGAGAATAAAGAAAATGATTGATTGTTCAAAAACAGAGAATTATTTCGCTGAAAAACGAAGAATGACGAAAAAAACAAAGAATGGATTATGTAAAACTAAGTGTAGTGACTGTCCTTTGTGCAGTGATAACAACGGTACATCTGAAGATATGAGCTGTACAACTTTTGAAATGCATCATCCTGAAAAAGCAATCGAAGTTGTTCAGAAATGGTCGGATGAACATCCGCCAAAGACATTTCTTACAGAGTTCTTGAAGAATTATCCGAACGCAGAGCTTGATCACGGAGTACCAAAGGTTTGCCTAAAAAAATTAGGAGCTGTTTCGGGTTGTGCAAAAACAAAAAAAGGTGACTTGTATATTAGCTGTTATAGGTGTTGGAATCAGCCTATTGAGGACGGTGAAGAGCGATGAGAGAAATATTATTCAGAGGTCAAACTCGCAGATATGGCGAGAAAGTCAGATTAAACGGTGAGAAAATAAAAAGTAATTGGGTTTACGGAGGTATTTTCCCACAGAATGGTGATGGCGATTTTGCAATAATTTATCAGCAAGAGCCTACAGTAGAAAAATATCCCGTTTACGCAGATACAGTCGGTCAGTACACAGGCTTGACCGACAAGAACGGCACGAAGATTTTTGAGGGGGATATTGTAAAATATGGTGATACTGTTCATAATGTAGTGTTTGAACAAAGAAACGGAACAGCGTATTTTGGTCTTGTGTATTCAACACTTGAAACCTTATCGTTTGGATATTATCAAGATTTGAAACAAATTGAAGTAATCGGCAATATCTATGACAATCCCGAGCTTTTGAAGGAGTGATATAGATTGACGGTTAAAGATTATTTATATTCGGTCAGGGTTTCGGATAAGCTGATCAGAACGAAAGAACACGAGCTGTCGAAACTTAGGCTGAATATTGCACAGGTATCGGTTAAGCAGAACGAGCCTGTTAAGACATCAGGAGTGAATGACCCTATGCGGATTGTTGACAGGATTGCAGACCTTCAGGCTGAAATCAATAGGGAAATTGACAATCTTGTGCGGTTGAAAACTGAAATCCGCAGTAAAATCAACGCACTTGACGATTACCGTTACATTGCAATTTTGACCGAGTATTACATAAATTGTCAGAGGTGGGAGGATATTGCCGAGAGTATGGAAATGAGCGTAAGGCATACCCTGAGATTGCACGGCGAAGCGTTACAGGCGTTCCGAAAAAAGTTCGATTTCTCGTAAAATTATTTTGAAATGTCATTGAATGTCACCCTTACCCTGCGTATAATGGTATTATGAAAGTTTGACAAACAGGACATATGCGAAACTCTCCTAAGTTAAAAAAATTGCACAGACCGCTCTCGTTTGAGGGCGGTTTTGTGTTAGTGTGAAAGGCGGTGATACCGTGAAAGACAAATTAAATGCAAGGCAGAGAAAGTTTGCGGAATATTATGCACAGAACGGTAACACCGTTCAGAGTGCGATTATGGCGGGATATTCCGAGAATTACGCAAATGCGAGAGCTTATGAATTGTTGGAGAATGTTGGAGTTGCCAAGTACATCAAACAGCTGTCCGACAGGCTCAAAGATGAGCGCATTATGAGTGCAAAGGACAGACAGGTTGCTTTGTCCGACATTGCAAGGAATGACGGGCAGGACACCTCCGACAGAATCAGGGCGATTGACACGCTCAACAAGATGACAGGCGAATACACCGTTAAGGTTGATGCGAAAGTTGAGCAGTCCGAAAAGCTATCTGATGTGTTCAGACAGTTGGGCGGTGAGGGACTGAGTGAGTAACAAATTCCCGCTGTCACAAAAGTATATCGACTTTATCAACACAACAAATGTGTCGGCTGAATTTCTTGAAGGAACTACAGCGTCCGGCAAAACTACCGTCGGAGCAGGCGTTAAGTTTATGCGAATGGTGTCGCAAAGTAAAAAGAAGATACACGCCATTGCCGCCAAGACAACTGGTAAAGCCGAAGAAACCATTATTCAGCAGGATAACGGTATTCTCGACCTGCACCGCAACGCTGTCTATTGCGGTAACGGCGACAAGGATTACAAGTTGCCGCATATCAAGTTTGAGGGCAAAATTATCTATATTCTCGGTTACAGCAGTCGGGATAAGTGGGAAATGGTTCTCGGTGCGCAGTTTGGGTGCGTTTATATTGACGAAATCAACACCGCCGATATCGAGTTTATCCGAGAGATGTCAACCCGTAATGACTATATGCTTGCAACGCTGAATCCCGATGATCCGAGCCTGCCTGTGTATAAGGAGTTTGTCAACCGCTCCCGTCCTTTTAAAAAATATGCAAAAGATGTTCCGCCCGAGATTATGACGGAGCTTAACGAAGAACCTGTACCGAATTGGCGGTATTGGTTCTTTTCTTTTGCCGACAATTTAAGTCTTACACCCGAACAGATTGAAAAGAAAAAGAACTCTGCACCGAAAGGTACAAAGCTCTATAAAAATAAAATCTTAGGTTTGCGAGGCAGAGCAACAGGTCTTGTGTTCCCGAATTTTGAGAGGGCAAGACATATCAAATCAAAAGAGTGGGCAGGAAAGTTTTTGAACTGTAACCGCAAGTCGGAACACTTTGTTCAGTTCACCGCAGGTCTTGATACCGCCTATTCGCAGAAGTCGCCTGACACTATCGCAATGACATTTTACGGCATTACCAATCACGGCAAGTGTGTTCAGCTTGATGAAAGAGTTTATAACAACGCTGAAATGCAAACGCCTATTGCCCCGAGTGACACGGTGAAGAATTTTATTGATTTTCTTGACCGCAACCGTGATGAATGGGGCTTTGCACGCACGGCTTTTATTGACAGCGCCGACCAAGCGACTATTACCGAATTTCAAAAGTATAAGCAACAGCACGGCTGTGTCTATGACTTTGCAAATGCATGGAAGAAAACGAAGATTATCGACCGAATCAATCTTGTACTCGGCTGGCTTGCCACCGACTGTTATTTTGTGCTTGAACATTGTAAAAACACGATTGCCGAGTTTGAAATTTACAGCTGGCGAGAGGATAAAGACAACACACCCGAGGACGGTCACGACCATTGCATTAACAGCGGTCAATATGCGTGGCTGCCGTTTAAAAATATTATTGGAAGTGAAATAAATGGGGCTGATTAACAGAATGGCTGAATCTATCAGATCGGGAATTAAAAACTTTTTGCAGATTACTCCTGCAAGCGACAAAACAATTACCGTCACCGAAACAAGCAATCATCTGACCGAGTGCTTTATCAATCGCATTTGGTATTGGGGCAACAGCAGACAGCTTGCGGAGCTGTACAGGCAGATTGATACAAACAAAACTATGTTTTGGGCGGCAAAAAGCACAAAGGGGCTTGAAATCCGTAAAATACATACGGGCTTGCCGGCACTCATCTGCGAAACGCTTGTGAATATCGTAATTGCCGACTACAACGGCACAGATGTTACAAGTAAAAATTCAACCGCTTATGCAGAGCGTTGGGAAGACATTGAAAAGCAGAACAAGCTGTCCGACACGGTTAAGCAAATGCTCCGTGACCTATGTGTTGTCGGTGACGGTGCTTTTAAGGTCAGCTTTGACACGGCTGTATCAGATGTTCCGATTGTTGAATGGTATCCTGCCGAAAACATCGACTTTACATATGTGCGCGGCAGAATCCGAGAGGTTAAGTTTTACACCGATTACACGCAAAAACACCGCCGTTACCGTTTTGAAGAAACATACGGTTACGGCTATATTCACTATGCTTTGTATGATGACAACGGCAAAGAGATTGACCTGCACACGGTTGACGCTCTTTCGTGGATTGATTCAAAGGGCGTTACATTTGACGAATCATATATGTGGGCTGTACCTGTCCTTTACGGCAAATCGTGCCACAAGGGCAGAGGTGCGGGCATTATCGGCATAAAAACAGACGCTTTCGACAGCCTTGATGAAGTGTGGTCACAGTGGATGGACGCACTCAGAGCCTGCCGAACAAAGCAGTATGTGCCTGATTGCCTTGTTCCGAGAAATCCCGAAACCTGTCAGCCAATATCGCCAAATCCGTTTGACAACCGATTTATCACCGTGGGCAACGATATGTCTGAAAACGGCAACGGCAACAGGATTTACACCGAAAGTCCGCAGATTCAGCACGAAAGCTATTTGAGTTCATACATTACTGCCCTCGACCTCTGCTTACAGGGCATTATATCGCCGTCAACTCTCGGCATTGATACGAAGAAGCTTGATAATGCAGACGCTCAGCGTGAAAAGGAAAAGACAACCCTTTACACAAGGCAGAACCTTGTGAAAATTACGCAGAACGCACTTCAAAGCCTTGTTGCAGTTGTACTCAATGCAGACGGTGAACTCAACGGCAAGGGCATTGTTGAGGGCTTGGAGGTGTCCGTAAACTTCGGCGAATATGCAAATCCGAGTTTTGAAAGTCAGGTTGAAACCGTGTCAAAAGCAAGACAGGGCGGTTTGATGTCAGTTGAAACCTCGGTTGACGAGCTTTACGGCGACAGCAAGTCGGAGGATTGGAAAGCCGAAGAGGTACAGAGAATTAAGGAAGAACAGGGCATTGCAGGCGAAGAAGAAAAATCGGAGCTTGACGATGTGGACCTTACCGACACAGAAGAACCTGACAATAACGCAGACGATGAAGAAAATGCGGAAAATAATGCAGAAAAAACCGAAAGCAATCCCGAACAGAATGATACACAGGTAAACAATGAGTGATTACAATATCAGAGAAGCCTTTGAAAAAATCGAAGATGAACTGATTGACAGCATGATGAGAAATTTCAGCCGTCACAGAGCCGAAGAAACCAAAGAGGGTTACAACTGGACACAATGGCAGGCTGAACAGCTCAAAAGTCTTGAAGAGTACCGCAAGCACAACGCAAAGAAATTCGGCAAGCGTTTCAAAGCCATTAACAGCAAGGTTGAAGAGATGATTCGCACCGCCAAAGCTGACGGAAATGCAAGTCAGGAGGCAGAAATTCTTGAAGCTGTCAAGGACGGCTTCAAAGCCCCGAAAAAGCCGTCAGCACACAGCACAGCCGAGTTTTTTAAGGTGAATGACCGTAAACTTGACGCACTCATAAAATCGACCACAGACGATTTAAAGAGGGCAGAAACGGCAGTTTTGCGTATGAGCAACGACAAGTACCGCAAGGCGATTTTTAACGCACAGGTTGCAATGAACACGGGTGCGGTTACATACGAAAAAGCCGTTGATATGGCTTGTAAAGATATGCTCAACGCAGGTCTTAATTGTGTGGAATACAAGAACGGTGCAAGGCACACGCTCTCTGATTATGCGGATATGGCGGTTAAAACAGCCAACAAAAGAGCCTATCTTCGTGGCGAGGGCGAAAAGCGAGCCGAATGGGGAGTATCCCTTGTTGTTGTGAACTCAAGACAGGGCGGTTGCCCCGATTGTGCAAAATATATCGGCAAGGTGTTTATTGACGATGTTTATTCAAACGGCAAAAAGTCAGACGGAAGCTATCCGCTCCTCTCAACCGCAATCAAGAACGGTTTGTTTCATCCACGGTGCAAGGACAGTACAAGTACATATTATCCCGAACTTGATGATTTGGACGCACCGTTGTCTGAAGATGAAATCAAAGAGCTTGACCGTCAGCGAGGAATTGAGGAAAAACAGCAGTATGCACAGCGACAGGCAGAACGCTTTGACCGCCGTGCCGAATACAGTCTTGACGAGGACAATAAACGCATTGCCCAAACCCGAGCCGATGAGTGGCACGATAGGGCGGATGTGCTTGAAGAAAAGGCGAAACAATTTTCTTTGAAGACTGATGTACAAAAATATTACAGACCTGTTTTTGAAGAAGATATATCAAAAACTTTTGAACGCAAAATTGAGGGCGAAACAATTACAATTGATACCCACAAGGCAAATACATTGTGTGATAATGTTTATATTTCAGATAAGGTAAAGCTAAAACGAAAAGAACTTCATAATTTTGATATGCAAGTGAGAAAAGCGTTTGATATGCTCGGAGAGGTTGAAACAAGCGGAAAGCCTGAAATTTGTATTATCCCTCCCGAAGAAATGCGAGTAAATGCTATTGCTTCATATATGCCAATGCAGAATATTTTAAATGTCAATTCAGCATACTTTTCAACAAGTGATTTGTCAGGCTTACAAGAAAACTTGGCTTGTCCGCAAGACGGATTGAGTACAATTCTTCACGAACTGATTCATTGGCAAGACGCTAAAAATTACAGAGCAAAATTCGGAGTTATTAACGATTATTTTGAATATTGCAATTACCTTAATAAAATTTATGCTCCAAAGGTTGAAAAATTGATAAATAACGGTTATAATATAGAAGATATAAGTGCATATGCGCTTAAGGAGTATTCAAAAGGAAATTTTGATGAAGTGTTTGACGAATATCGTGTTAAAGGTTATTTTAAGAGGTGAACTTTATGAAAATTACATATTCCAAAAAAGCGAATGATTTGTTTGCTTTAGTTAGTCCATATATAGATTCAAAATCTTTTCCGGCTAAACTTAAAGATGATACACCTGAGAAAATACGCAATGCTTATAATGAGTGGCTTAAAATCGCAAAAGAGGAAGAAAATCAGTATTTAAGAGACAGTGGCATAATCTAA